TTATACCTTGTGCGCCTGGTATTATTGCAAACGTTCCTATACTAGAAAACAATGCAATAGGAAGTGGCATTATTAATAGTTTCGCAGAAATAGATGGTGTTACAAGAAGAATACCATTAGTGTTAAACAGTGGCGAGACGCTCTATCCGAACGTGACAATGGAGGTATTACGTGTACTTGCTGGTGATCCTAGTTTTCAAATAAAACTTAATCCTTTGGGAATAGACAAGTTGCGTATACCAGCATATGGTTTTTTGCAAACAGATAATGTAGGTCGTGTATGGTTAGATTGGAAACAAAAAAGCTCTAGTATTAGTGCATTAGATTTACCAGATGATTTTGATGGCGGGATTGTATTTGTTGGCCCAACAGCCGCAGGTACTACGCAACCTATAGCAACAGCAATAGGAAGTGTGTTTCCACATGAAATGCAAGCAGTAATGTTGGGTACAGTGTTTAATGATAGCAACATAAGTAGACATCCTGACGCAGAAGCATGGGCAGAATTTGCTGTTATAGTTGTATTAGGCGCATTAATAATTTTACTTGCACGTTGGACATATGTTGGATTAGTATTTTTTGTAGGCAGTACAGGCGGTGTAGTATACACAAGTTATTATTTGTTTGAAACACAAAACTTATTAGTAGATGGATTTATTCCTGCAAGTTTTTTAGTTGTAATAGGTTTATTAAGATATATTGTTAAGTTTTTAGATGAGTTCTTACAAAAGCAAGCAATTAAAAAACAGTTTGCAGGATATGCTAGCCCTACAGTGGTAAAAATGTTACAGGAAAATCCTGCACTAATTAAAGAAGGTGTTAAAAAGGAAGTCAGTATTGTGTTTAGTGACTTACGTGGATTTACACCACTAGGAGAAAGTTTTGGAGATGATGTTCAGGGCTTAACTAAAGTAATGAACGGTTATATGGATGCAATTACGCAACCAGTATTAGATAGTAATGGAATGATTATAAAATATATTGGCGATGCCAGTATGCACATACACAATGCACCTATAGATGACGAAGATCATGCGTATTCAGCGGTGCAATGTGGATTAGATATGCTAAAAGCAGTGGAGAAATTTAATGAAAAAATTACTAGCGAAGGTAGGCCTCCAGTTGGAATGGGCGCAGGTATTAATTCCGGACTTGGCTACATTGGAGAAATGGGATCAACAGCAAGGCACAGTTATGATGTACTGGGGGACAGCGTCAGCACCGCCGCTCGTATTGAAAGCAAATGTAAAGAGTACGGATGCTTACTGTTAGTTGGAGAAGCAACTTATAAGAAAACACAAAAAAGTTTCTTTTACTTAAAAATTGATGATTTACAAGTTAAAGGAAAAAGTGTAGGATTAAGTATATACACAGTTTTAAATCATCCTGGAAAAAATCGTAAACAATACAAACAAAGTCAGGAAATACATAATTTAATGCACAAACATTATCGTGAACAAGATTTTAAACGTGCAAGTGAGATTTGTGCATTACTTAAAGGAAAATTTGATGGTCAAATGGATGGATATTACGATATGTGGATGGAACGTTGTGCTTACATGCAAACGCAGGACCTCCCCAAAGACTGGAACGGAGTCTTTATCGCATCAAGCAAGTGAGTTAATCACACAAGAACGTATTGATGATATTAGAGCCCGTATAGATAAACAAAATAGACTATTAGGGCGTAAGTGGCAAAGTGCGCCATCTGATCCAGCGTATGAATCCGCCAAAATAAAGGAGTCGCTCGCTGTATACCAGCCCACTGACAGAACTTTGTCTTCCCCCAGTCAACGTGAAAATGAATTAAATAATCTAAAAGCGAAGCTAACAGGGCGTAAACCGGGCTAACAAAAAACAAGCACAGTACAAATGTACAGCCAGCATGTTCAGCATAGTGTCTGTGTGCGTTTATATTAAGGTACTTGCTTTTATCTACATTTTTATGAAAAGTTTGCAGAAATACGTCTGCAATACAATGTTTAACTGTAAACAAAAACATTAATAATGCAGTCAATTCTTTTTCTCGTTTACTTTGGCTTCTAATTTTTTATTTTTAGCTCTTAATTCTTCTAATTCTTGTTCTCTCAACTGGAGTACAATATTAAGTTTTTGGTTAAGCCGGATTAAGTCATTGTCTAACATACGTATCCTGTCTATCAATCCAATAAGTGTTTTATTGGCTTCCCCTAGTACAGGTTTTACATCTGTGGTAACCCATTTCCATACGTAGTAGATAAAATATCCCATACCCACTGCCGCAACAATAGGAAATCCATATTGATTGACTAGTCCGGCTACATCCATTTAGCGTTTACCGCCTTTCCAAACTTCACGTGCGTTTACACGAATAAAAGGTTTGTTTGTTTCGTTTTTATTGGGATTAGGAATAGTAAGAACAACATTTTTACCTGCTAAAAATGCTTTAAGTTGATTTGTAATTCTACGGATGCCATAATCTGCATCTTTTTTACTGCGACTTTTTGTTGTCCCAACAATTCCCTTACTGACATAAGTCTTTCCGCTGGATCTTTTTCCTTTACCCATCTTGTTTTTCCACTTCTAAACTATCTGCTGCTACTTTGATTAGCATCTTGTCTTTATTTACCATTAAAACATCACCTGGCTTTAAATTATCATTTTGGCAAACTAGCCAACCATTTTCATTTACAATAAAAATATCTCCAGGTTGATATAAAAAATGGCTTTTGCCACCAGGTTTACCTTCTCGGTCATACCCCATTACTTCTCCAGGCCAATCACCACTAATTGTAAAATTTTTACCAGCTTGATTAATGTTATAGTCCATCCACATCATGATGCGCCACCTTGAACCTTAGCCAATAACTCTTTGGCTTGATCTACTTCTTTACTAGATTCAATAATATCGTCATAGTCATTGCCAATATATTCTAGCCATCCATTATATGTGAAACGGAAAACATCACCGGGTTTGGCATCAATATTATCCATAAACTCCATCTTACTATCAGGACTGTCTATGTCATATACTAATACATTGTTGTTAAGTTTTACTACTTTGTACATTAGTCTCTCCTTGCATCGTTCTTCCCATCTGCACGTGCAATTCGATCTATGTCAGGGCGTATACCCAGTGCATTACTCATTAATGTGTCAATTCTAACAACATCATGATTCATTGTCTGCACACGGTTATCTAAAGCACTAATTATGCCATTCAACCCTTTTACACTTCCGCTAACACTATCTAGTATGTACTTCAATGTAGTAAAAACAAAGAAACCAGCGGCGATTGCACCTGCGATAGGAAATCCTACTTCGGCTATCAATTTAAATATATCCATTGATTTCGCCCCCTCTGTCTAAGTCACTCTCTCAAAAGTATTTATCTTAAATTAATTTATAAGCTATTATAATAATTGATGTTTTTATTTCACTTTTTTGTTGACAACCAAAACGTTTTACCTTATATTATAAGAGTAAGTTAAACGTTTGAGGAGAATACCATGGTAGACTTACTTAAAGATATCGAAGTTTTGGAAAATGCACTAATTGCATTTAACGAAGGCGCAAGCGATGAAAAGTATGCGGCTATTTGGAGTTTGGAAAAACTGTTGCTGGAAAAGAAAGACGCTGTTCATGAATTTGAATATAAAATGGCAATAGAATTTCCAGAATCTATGAAATAAAGGTTGACAAGTAAGACGTCTTACCTTATCATATAGGTATAGTTAGAGAAGGAGTGAATTATGGATATTATGACTGCACACCAAGTAGCATGTGGCGAAGCTCGGGCAGAGGCCAAAGTGCTGGAAGATATGCATGGTGATGGTTATCCTTGTGGTTTTGCATGGGTACAGAGTTATGTAAAAGGCAACACCAAAGAAGGCAAAGCCCTTAAAGCCGCTGGTTTTAAAAAGAGTTATACTGGTGGATATCAGTTATGGAACCCAAGTGGTAGCATGGTCCAGAACGTGGACATCAAAGAAGCCGCTTGTAAAAAATATACAGAAGTTTTTGAGAAACTTACTGGTATTAAACTTTATGTCAACAGCCGTTTGGATTAATCATGTCACAAAATGATTTAATTTTTACAAACGCAGGTGACTTTTTAGAAAGTCAATCACGTGAATTTTTCGAATACCAAGGTTTGGTATTCGATTGCACATGGGAAGATGATAATCATTTAATTAGGCATGGAGGGCCTTGGGATCGTGGAAGTGCAGATAGCTATTACCGTCGTGGTGCTAACCCACATTTTTATGTTGGCAATACCGGCTCCAGTGTTCGCATTGATCAAGCAGACATGACTGAAGAACAAGTCACTGAATATATGGCTGGTTATGCGTATAATGAAGAACAAGGCAACTATAAGGATTACTAATGTTGTATTGGCTGGAAATTGCAATGCCTGACGGGCATCTAACAATTTACGAAGGTGTAAACGCAGAGCAGGTAATGTGGCTGCGTAACCTTGCTATTAATGCTGGATATCCCACAAAAACAGGAAAAATGTAAAAAACTTGTTGACAAGTAAAACGTTTTACCTTAAACTGTAGGTACAGTTAGAAAACAGGAGTTACTAATGGAACAGGCACTTGTAGATTATATTCTTAAACAACACGCAGAAGCAGACGCTTGGATGGCGGCTGGTCCTGATCGTTGGATGGGTAAACTACCTGATCCTGCAGACACTGAGTATTGGGCTCAACGTGTTCCGTCTGGTACTCTTAAAGAGTTTCAGCGCATAGAGCTGGAAGAAGACGCTTACTATACACTTGCAGAGGCATATAGTAAGAGTTATGCAAGGGCTCACGACTTCAGTTCTATGACTGATGAAGAATTGAATGAGCTTTGCGAAAGTGCAAGCCGTAGCATTCAATATGATATTGAACGTGAAAAACAAGAAAAGGCTGAAGAAGAAGCCCAACTTGATCGGATTGCAAAAGATATTGATGTTGATCGGGCAACACTCGATCGTTGGTTGGAAGCTGCATAAAGGAGAATAATATGCAATATAAAGTTTGTAAAGGTACGCCAATGGATTTGAAAAATAATCCCAAAAGCAAATTTCCTTTCGATAAACTAGTAGTAGGAACATATTTTGATGTGCCTGCTTCTGATGTCAACGCCAAACGTAACAGTGGCGGTGGTAATAGGACTGCTAGTGCATGTTATCGGTATATGAAAAAGAATCCCAACGTACAACTTAAAACAGTACGTTTGGATAATAATGCCGTTCGTGTTTATAGAGTAGCAAAATAATGGGCGGTGATTTTAGTTTAGCATGGGAGGCTTTATGGCCTCTCATTACAATGGGTTTTACAATTGGAGTTGTACTTGCAGTAATTTTTGGTGCAATTAAGATTGGATGGAATTTTGCACCCTATATTTTTATAGGTGCATTACTGGTTTGGTTTTTTGGAGGGTAAGATATGTTTGATAAACTTAAATTTACAGAGATGGCAATACCCAAAGGTGTTCAATCTCTAACAAACTTTGGAGAATATAATCTCAGTGTTGTATGCCATGAAGGTAGTTATGGCGGCAAACAGGGTTTGTTTGAAATT